AAGGTGGGCGACTGGCAGAAGTTCTTCCACGACGCCAACATTCCGCCAGCCGTCGCTGACAAGATCGTTGCCAAGCAGGCTGCCGAAATCGCCAGCCAAGCCGAGGCGGGCAAAGGCAAGCTCGATGAATGGGTAAAGTCCCAAGAGGCCGAACTGCGGAAGGAATGGGGCGCGGATTATGACGCCAATCTCGGACTTGCTGCAAAGGCGGCATCCATCGCCGGATTCGACCTGAACGACAGCGAGCTTGGCAACAATGCGAAGTTCGTGAAGGCCATGTTGACCGTTTCGCGGCTCATCTCTCCCGACAAACTCGTCGGTGGCGACAAGTCCGCAACAGTTATGGACGGGGCCGCGCAAGCCGAGGACATCCGCCGCAATCCGAACAACCCTTGGCACAAGGCATTCATGGGCCAAGAGGGCGACGCACGCCAACGCGAGGCCGCTGCCCTCATGGCAAGGCTGCAAGGCGTCAAAGTGTAGATCGACGCGGATCACAAGGCCGGGGCCGAAAAGCCCCGGCTTTTTTGTGCTCGCGTCTTGTTCAAACGATTGTGATTTCACTCCATTTCCGCCCGTTTCCAGTGCGTTCAGACAGCCATTGCACGGCATCTTGCCATGTTGCGCATTCTTGGCTGTCAATGGCGACTCTCAGGCGGTTGTAGATAATGGCGCGGAACATGCTGTTTTTGAGGGCTTGATGGTTTCGGAGCATAGCAGTCCCGGTAAAGGGTAACTGCAAGCTGTCTGTTTCGTCGGGAATCAGGATCATCGCTTTGATGCTTTCGCACCGCTGAAAACTCGTCGCTCGGCTGTCTCAGTAGAACACGACTCGAATGCTTTCAGCGCAGCCCTAGGCGTGAACCTAGCGACTTCTGCATGGCTGAACTGCATCCACCATGCGCCGATTATGTTTCTACTGGCCCGCGTTGCCCACTGAGGGACGCTGCCAGACTGTCGCAGGAAACTTCTACACAAAGAAGCCGACTTCCTGGTAGAAAAGTCGGCTTCCTGCGGATTGCTCGCGGATTGGGCGGACGCTCCTACCAGAGAGCAAACCTATTTGGTGAGCGCGATAATGCCGCTTCACCTCGAATCGTCAAGCCTCAATTTCTCGTTTGAAGGTTGAATTGAGCGGGCAGGATTTGAACCAGCTCCTCGACAGGACTCGCCGCGCTGCATTACCAAAATACACTACCGCTCAATTCAGCCTTCGGAGAGCAGAGTTCATGCTTTATGAAGTCGCCAACTTCGCCCGCGTGTCCGCCCCAGCACATCAGCAGCCGGGGCAAGTCGGGAGCCACGGCTGATTCCGTGCCTACGCTTGCCGGTAAAACATGAACTCTGCTCTCAAACACCTTTGCCAAGTGACCGCCTTCTTAGGGGCGAGTGTTGACGCTAGAACGGTAAGCAAAGAGGTATAGCTTTGCCTCAAAGCGTCAACCTTGAATTTCTAAGTTGACATTCTGCAATGAGTTCAACCTCATCCTCGCAGAGTCAAAGCGGCCCGCGTCCTGCGGATACCCGCGAGAGCCAAGCAGCGGCCTCGAAAGAGACACCCGCGAGAGGGTAAATCACCCGGCAAGTCACGACTCGGACAAGCCAATTCTCGCAATCATCAACTCTTTCTCACGTCATGTCTGACGCCCTCACAACCTATTTCGAAACCGAGTATTCCAAGAATTGGGAAATGCTCGCGCAGCAGACCGATTCGCGCCTTGGCGCTGCGGTCACGCCCACGACCATCACCGGCAAGCGCCGCAAGTTCAACCAGCTCGATGTCGGCAGCATGTCCGAAGTGACCGAGCGCAAGGGTGACACGCCCGATGGTGACTCGACCGGACAATCTTACTGGCTCTACCGCCGCAAATTCGAACGCGTGATTGTGTTCGATGAAGACGACGAGGTGCAACTTGGCACCATCGCGCTCCCGAACTCCGAAGAAGTGCAGTCCATGACGGCTTCCTCGAACCGCACGAAGGATGATGTCATCATCCAGGCTTTCGACGCCACCCGCTACATCGGCGAGAACGGCACCACGTCGGACAGTTTTCTTGCTGCGATGTCCATCGCCGTCGATTACGTTGCTTCTGGCGCGCCCGCCAATAGCGGCCTGACGCTGGCGAAGATCGCCCGTGCCAAGAAGCTCCTCGATGAGCAGGAAGTCGAAGACGGTGAACGCTACTTCGTCCATGCGGCGCAGCAGCTTCAAGACATGCTCTTGGTGGACAAGATGACCTCCGAGGACTACGCCAGCGTGAAAGCTCTGGTGGACGGCAAAATTGACCGCTTCCTCGGCTTCAAGTTCATCCGCTCCGAGCGCCTGAGCCGCAACATTTCGACCGATGTTCGCACCTGCTTTGCGTGGCACAAGTCCGGCATCAAGTTTGCGGAAGGCGGCCGCAACGTCCACATGGACGTTCTGCCCGCGAAGCGTCACTGCCAGCAGATTCGCGGCGTCTATCGCTGCGGCGCGGTTCGCACGCAGAACGAAAAGGTCGTCCGCATCTACACGGACGAAAGCCCGTAACCCAATCTTGAGCGGGGGTCGCAAGGCTCCCGCTCTTTCCTCCCTCGTTTTAATCTTCATCTCCTCACGATTATGGCTAACGTCTTCACTGATTTTGCAACTGCTCAACTTGCGGCTGTCTCCGACATCTCGCAGGCTCCCAATCTCCGCTCCTACGGCGGCAACCTGAAAGTCATTCAGGTCACGAAATCCGCCTACACGGGCGCGACCGCTGACCCGCTCTTTCTGGTTCGCCTTCCTGCCGGTGCGCGTCTCATCCCTCAACTGTGCTCCGTCGATTACGGCGACCCCGGCGACGCCCTCACGGGCAAAATCGGCACCTTCACGGATGCCGCGACGCCCCAGGCGATTGACGATGACGTTTACGGCGCTGGTCTGGCGCTCGGCAATGCTGCCGGGCGGAAGGCCTTCACCGAAGCGGGCACCGTTGGCGCTGGCATCCTAACGTCTGCCGCTCTCACGCAGGACGCTTGGATTGTCGTCACCTGGACGACCGCAACCAACGCCGCGTCTCACACGCAGGTCTGGACGCTGGCCTATACGCTCGCGTAATCCCTCTCTCTTCCGTGGTGGTAGAGTCCTCGCCCTCGTCGCTCTCTCGCAGGGCGGCGGGGGTTCTCCTTTTTTGAGCCATGACCAAAACCGAAATCTGCAACTTGGCGCTCTCGATGCTTGGCGCGAACACCGCGACGGACATCGACACCGACACGACCCCACAAGCGGAGGCAACGCGGCGCTGGTTTGCTCCGGCCCGTGATGAGGCGCTGGCCTCGCATCCGTGGAACTTTGCCACAACACGCGCACGGCTGACGCTGACTTGGACGGACCTTGTTGGCGTGGCGCTGACTGACAACGGTAGCGGCTTGATTCGCGTCGCACATACGGGGCACGGATACCAGACCGGCGAACGCGCAACCTTCAAAGATGTCGAGGGCGTGAATGCGAACGGTTCTTGGTTCATCACGCGCATCAACAATAACACGTTTGACCTTCAAAATTCCGTGTTCAGCGGATCGCACACCAGCGGTACAGGTTCGTTTATCCGCGTGCCTCTGTTCGGCTGGGACTACCAGCACACGATGCCGGATGACTGCTTGCGCGTCGTCCGGTTCAACGGCCTCGAAGGCAACGAGGAAGACTCGCAGCCGTTCGTGGTCGAGGCTGACAAGCTACTGACCAATGCCGATGTGGTAGAACTTCGATACATCTACCAGCACACGACCGTTGCCGAGTGGCCTCAAGAGTTCATCAATGCTTTCGCGCTCTTGCTGGCATCGTATCTCGCTGCCGAGATTGTTGAAAGCAGCGGGCGGGCTGAAATGCTCCGCAAGCAATATGAGGGCATTGTGGCACCTCAGAAGCGCCGCAACGACGCACGGGCCGGAAAGGGCCGCGTTCTCCAGCCAACCTATGACTCCCAACTGGTCGCGGCTCGTCGCGGCTTCATCCCGTAATGCGATCCCTACACGTCAACTTTAACGGCGGCGTTTACACTCCATTGATGGAGGGGCGGGTTGATTTCGAGCAATACCGATCTGGCTGCCTGCAAATGGAGAACTTCATTGTGAGGCCCTACGGCGGTGCCTTCAAGGCTCCAGGGACGCAGTATGTTGGCGAGGTCAAGGATTCATCCTCGGCCACGCGCTTGATTCCGATTCGCGTTTCGACCTCTGAAAACTACGTCCTCGAAGTCGGGGCCGGTTACTTCCGCTTTTGGAGCGATGGCGATCCGGGCGCATATCTGCAAATCCGTTCTGGCTACTCGGTTCCGGCTCACTCGACCTCGACAACCTACTACCTCGGCGACTTGGTGACAAGCGGCGGAACGAATTACGTCCGCGTCGCCAACGACGAGGCAACCGATAGCTCGTTTGCGTCGGCTCTTTCGGCTGGCTATTGGTATGCGCTGACCGGCAGCGTGATCGAGTGGCCGAATGATTACACGGCGGCAGAATTGCCCGTGATCCAGTTTCAGCAGGTCGGCAGGTTGATCGTTCTCGTTCATCCGTCACATCCGCCTTTGCTGGTGGAGTCCGTTCCTGTCGATACCCTGACGGGCAATTTCATCCGTAACACAGCATGGAGCGATGACGCCACAACGGCAGTCAGTTACTCGTTTCTTGTCCAGCCCATCAGCTACGTTTTCCCGCCGCTCAAAGAGCACGATCTAAGCCGCGACGGGTACACGGTCACGATCTCTTATGCTCATTCTGCATGGGCTACGACAACAGCTTATGCGGTCGGCGATGTTGTGGCGCAAAACAGCCTCGCCTACATTTGCCTGACCGCCCACACTAGCGGCACCTTTGCCACTGATCTTGCGGCGGCTAAGTGGCGGCTCGCGACGGGTGGCGAGGTAGATTACAACCTCACGGCCTCAAGTGCGTTGGTCTTCACCGGGCTTGACGTGGGCGATCAATTCATCGTCGAGCCGTCGCTGTATCGTTATTCGAGTGGTTCGCAGCCTCGCGGCGCTTCGCTCAACTTGTGGACAGGTGGGACACCCGGCACAGAGTATACGCCTTCGCAGGCCATTTTCATCCAAGGTGCCTTTACCGTCACTTCATCGTGGAAGACAAACGAGTCGCCGCTTGGCGCTTTGAGGCTCGAACGCTCAAACGACGGCGTGACGTGGGAGGTAGCTCGCGAATGGACGTTTGCGGATGTGACGCAAGGCACCATTGTTTTCGATGACGAGGCAACTCCAGCGGGCGAGTGGTATCGGCTTGGCGGTTACTGCCAAGCTCTTTCCAGTTCTCCGGCCTCGATCCTGCTCGAAGCAGCAGACGCGCAAATCAAGGTTCCCTTCACGGTCCTGTCCGTCACGTCATCGACGGTGCTTAAGGTGCGGAACAATCTGCCGCATGGTAGCGTGGTGCCGTCTTCGGCGGTCGGCATTGCGGCCTCGGCCTTCTACACCTCGGCGTTCTCGGAGGATAACGGCTATCCGGCGGCGGTTGCGGTTCACAATCTGCGGCTGTGGTTCGGAGGTACATCCAAAGAGCCGAATCGAATCCGGGGCAGTGTCGTGGACGACTTCTTCAACTTTCGCACGGGCGAGGGTGACAACGACGGCTTCGACCTTGTGCTGAACAGCAACGAAGCAAATCTTGTGCGTTGGATTGCCTCGTTCCGGCAAGGGCTGGTTATCGGCACGGCTGGCGACGAATGGACAATCCAGGGCGGCGGCGATGGCTCGGAGGTGCTCAAGCCTTCGAACGTCCAGGCCGTGCGCCGTAATCGTGCCGGTTCCTCGACGGTTCAGCCGGTGCAGACCAAAGACGCGCTGCTTTGGGTTTCGCCAACCGGGCGCAAAGTGTTCGAGTTCGCTTATGTGTTCTCGAATGACGCCTACGAGGCAAATGACATGGTGCTCCGAGCGGAATCGGTCACGAAGTCGGGCATTGTCGAGACGGCCTACCAAAGCGAGCCGGACCCGGTTCTTTGGTGTGTGACTGGCGACGGTCGCTTGCTGGGTTTCTCCTACAACCGGGCCAATCAAATTACGGCATGGTTTGAGCGCACGACGGATGGCGATTTCGAGAGCATCGCGACATTTCGAGGCGATGGCGCGGCGGATCGCGTTTGGATGATCGTCAATCGCACGATCAACGGCGCAACGAAGCGATACATCGAACGCTTTTACCCGACCGCGCAAGCCTTCGACTTCGACACAGCAACGGATTTCTGCTACCTCGATTGCGCCAAGAAGATCACGCAGGCCAGCAGCACGGCGGTTTCCGGCCTTTCGCACCTCGAAGGCGAGGCCGTCAAGGTATGGGCAAACGGCACGACCATCGAAAGCAAGACGGTTGCGAGCGGGGCCATTACGCTCAGCGCCGCAGCAACGTCTGTCATGGTCGGGCTGCCCTACACGGCCAAGCTCCAGCCAATGCCCTTGGAGTTCATGCTGCAAGATGGCACCGCCCAAGGGAAAAGGTTCAACGCCTACGCGATGCAGCTCTTGTTGCGGAGTTCGCTCGGCGGAGGCTACCGGCACGCCACGGGCGGGACGCTGTATGCGGTGGAGTATCCGGCTGGGACGACCACGCCGTTTTCTGGTCGCAAAGATCAGCAGCTAAAAAAGGATTGGGTGGATGCGCTGACGTTGACTTTTGAGCATTCGGACCCCACGCCCTTCAATATGCTTGGCTACGTTCTGAAATGTGAAGTCTCCGAAAAATGAACCTGCTCCTTTTGCCTCCAATGCTGGCCGTCTTCGGATGGGATGACCTCATTTATTACGCCATTTTGCTCGGCACCACGGCTGCCACGACTTATGCGTCCTATTCTGCCACCACACAAGCGGCTGATCGGCAGGCCAAAAATGCTGAAGCACAGGCCGCTCTTGAAGCGCAGCAGGCAGCGGCAGAGCGGGACGCAGCGCTTCGAGCCAAGCAATCCGAACAACGCCGCTTTCGCCAGCAGCAGGCGGCAGCAATCTCCGGGCAAGGCATCCAGTTCGCCGGAACGCCGCTCGATATTTTGGCCGATACCGAAGTGCAAAGCGCCCTCGAACTGCAAAACATCGACTACGCGGGCCGTCTCCAGCAAATGAACATTGCCAACCGGCGCGAGTCTGGCTTGTCGGACGCGGCAGCCAATAAACCCTCGACCGGGGCCACGTTGCTTGCGGCTGGCTCGTCTCTGCTTTCGCAGGCTGGCAGCGCCTATGCTTCGCAGCCTCGGACGCAAACCACAACGAAGCCTACCGAGACGGCATTCACCGGCGGAACGATTCACACGACCTCGCAGCGGCCTTACTGATATGCCCCTTGTTCCTCTCGCTCCCATTGCTCGCCCGATTCAGGGCGTGCGCGTCCAAGCCGCACAGCAGGCCGTCAATACTCGCGCCGACCAGCAAACCGTCCAGGCCATCCAGCA